ATCAAGGTTGGACTTTTTAGCCCGAGGAATCGCTGCATCTGCATTCTTGATAGCGGCCTTGAGCTCCTGCATGGCATTGAGAAGTTGGCCTAACCAATCGGAGGAAAGAACAGAATCTAACGACTCTTGATAACCGGGCTCCAGGGGAAAACCATCAGAAAGCCTCTCGACAGAGGTCTGGGAAAGACCAGTGTATATACCGATCGCCTGCGTTTCAATATTGGGGGAGCGAATGCTGCTGCCGGGAGTGAGGAGATAATCGAAGGAAACACCGTAAAAGTCTGCCAGGCAGCATAGATATTCCAGCTTCATGGCGATGCACGAACCGGCTCTTGAAGTAAACTCGCCCGCTTCGTAGTTCTTTAGGCTTGCTTCTGATATGCTGATATTGTAATGACAATATAATTCTTCCGAGAGCTTTCCAAGGGAGAGGCCTCTCTCCTGCCGCAACGCTCTCAGCTTTCGAGACAGATCTGTTTTGATGGCTTCACGATCCATGATGAGTCCTCCAAGAAAGTGTAATTTGTTACACATAAAAAACATTTCAGGTGTAAAAATATTATTCTGTTTGACTCGACTGAGGCAGAAAATGATGGTAGAATACAATCACCGTCAGACGGATAATAGCATAATAGAATACACCTGTCAAGGAGGAAGATCGTGAACGACAAGATTAAAAATGCTGCACGCGATAAGCGGGTGCCGCTCTGGGAAATCGCAGTAAAACTGGGAGTCTCGGAATCAACGGTTACACGCATGATGCGGCAAGAATTACCGCCAGATAAGACCGCTGAAATTCTGAACATCATTGATACCATAGCCCGCGGGAGGTGTGCATGATGGCAGCACCGCGCATGCGGACGATTGACCAAGCTATAGCCTGGCTACGCGAAAACGATCCAGACTGTGCGTTCACCAAAACCGCGCTTCGACAATTGGTGGTCGCCGGTCAGTTTCCGTGCGTCCGAGTAGGCTCAAAGTATCTGGTCGATCTTGACAATCTGGTGCTGTTCCTGCGTGGTAGCTCGATGACAGAAAGCGGAGCGGTGGCAGGATGAGTGGAAACCAGATGACCTTCGATGGCTTCGAGCCAACCGAGGCGGAGCGAATCGAGGCCCGCCGCATCCTGAACGGTGGCCTTGCTGGGCTGCTTGGTATCGGATCGGAAAATGCTATCCCCACAGAGCGCCTGGCCCAGCGGCTTTTCACAGATCGGCGAGCGGTCACGTTAGCTGTATTCGACCTGCGTCGGGCGGGGATCCCGATCTGTTCCAACGGAGACGGGTACTTCCTCCCACACTGTGAGGCAGAGGTCACCGCCTGCTTCAGCGGACTGAAGAAGCGGGCGCGGGAGATTGACGGCTCTGCGGATGCGATCCTTTCGGGATGGTGGGCAGGGTGGCGACCGCCGGCAGAGGAGGCGGAGGAATGAGCGTGAAATCTTCTTTTGTCCTATACCATGATATTCGCGAGCCGGTAGAAATGCTCACCGATGAAGAGCGGGGAAAGCTATTCTCCGCAATCCTCAACTATTCGGAGTATGGCGAACAGCCTGCTTTCAGCGGCGCTCTTCAAATGGCATTCGCCTTTATTCGGACGGCCCTTGACCGAGACGCTGAGAAGTGGGAGGGCAAGCGGCAGAAGCGGGTAGAATCCGGGAGGCTCGGGGGAATCAGGAGCGGAGAAGCCAGGAGGCAGCACGAAGCAAACGAAGCAAATGCTTCAAATCTGAAGCAAACGAAGCAAAACCAAGCAAACGAAGCCGTACCCGCTCCCGCACCCGCTCCCGCACCCGCTCCCGTACCCGTCATTGAGAATAATGAGGCGGTCAAGCCGCCTCGGGCGCGCTTCATCCCTCCGACCGTTTCAGAGGTAGCTGCCTATTGCCGGGAGCGGAAGAACAAAGTTGATCCACAGTCCTTTGTTGATTACTACGCAGCGGCGAATTGGTTCAGGGGAAAAACAAAAATCACAGACTGGAAAGCCTGTGTTCGAACTTGGGAGCAGAAAGAAAAGGACCGGGGAAACCGGAGTGATACAGACAACATCTTTCTGCAAATGTACGAGGAGGAACGCGGACAATGAGCCGGGAAGAAGTCTTACAAATGCTATCAATCCTGAAAGCTGCTTATCCCCATAGTTTTCAAAAGCTGGGAAAACGTGATGCAGAGTCGCTTGCCAATCTATGGGAACGACAGTTTGCAGACGAAGATCCACGGGCTGTCAGCGCAGCTATAGACAGTTTGATAGCCACACGCACAGTAGGGTACTCTCCGACCATCGGAGAAATCAAGGAGCAGCTGCACCGTCTCAGAAATCAGGATCAGCTATCTGAGGTGGATGCCTGGGTGCTTGTGGAGCGAGCTTGCAGAAATGGATTACACCATGCACAGGAAGAGTTCGACAAGCTGCCGCCAGATGTGCAGGCAGCAGTCGGAGGACCTGAGCAACTCACAGCATGGGCCAGAATGGACAGCGAAACCGTAAACAGCGTCATCGCCTCCAACTTCAGGAAAAGTTACACAACAGCACAGGAGCGTGCAAAGCACAATGCGATGCTGCCTCCAAATGTGCGGGAAATGCTGAGCGGGGTTGCCGATCAGATGAGGATAGAAAAACCGAAGGCAGCTCCCGCTCTGATGCCCACAAAGCTGGAACCAATGAAGAGACAGACGGCGGCGCTGCCTGAACCGGCGAGGGTTGAGGAATATAAACCGAAAGACCCGGAAGATTTTGAGCGTCGGCGCGAGGCAGCCATGAGGCAATTGATAAACGGCACCGGCTAAATGGCACCAACAGTGACAGGAAATGGAACCACGGGGCCAAAAATGTCACCGGGAATGTCACCACGGGGGCTGCAAAATTGCTAAGAAATGCTAAGGTTAGACAGCCAAAACAACCTAATAAAAGCTAAGGTTGAAAACGGCAAAGATGCTACGAAATGCTACGGTTTTGCTTTTTTCCGATAACGGAAAATGTTAACAAATGTTAAGGTTGTGAATTTCTCCGGGAGAGCAAAGATGCTGAGAAATGTCAAGGTTGTGAAAAATATCCCTGCTCAGAAAATGCTAAGAAATGCTAAGGTTCAAAAAAATGTCACCGCAGGAAAATGTCACCGGAAACTGTCACCAGGGATGCCGTGTTGAGAGTGGGAATGCTACGAAATGCTACGGCCTCGGGGAGATTGGCCCCAGAGGTACAAAGGAGGAATCAAAAACATGATGAATCAGGAAGAGTTTTTTACCAGGCTGGCAAGCGGGGAACAATACGAGGACCTTATTCGTGAGGCAACCATGAGAATGATAGCGGAAGAAAGCGGCATGGATTACCAGCAGTTTCTTTCTGAGAGAGCGCAGATGATAGAGCAGCCGCAAGAACCGCAGTATGATCTTCGGGCGCTTGCGTATCAGATGGCCAGACAGCAGAGCAACGCCAGAACAGCGCGCATGGGTGAGCACGGCATGAATGCTGGCATTACACCGGCGAGCGGCAGGCCGGTCTGATGGGTAAATCATCACAGAGAAAAGGCCGGGACGGAGAGCGGGAACTCCGGGACCGGCTGAAAGAATACGGCTTTGATGTCGAGTGCGGAGCACCTCAGTCTTTCGGTGAGGTCCCCGATCTGGTGGGCCTGCCTGGAATCCACATAGAGTGCAAGCGCGTAGAAAAGCTGAACGTGAGCGAGGCCATGCGGCAGGCTGTCCGGGATTCTGAAAGGTTCCGGGACGGAATGCCTGCGCTGTTCCACAGACGGAACCGGCAGCCATGGCTTGTGACGGTGAAGCTCGAGGATTTTATGAGGATGTACCAGACAGCGGCAGAATGCGGCGCTGCGACGAGCGACGGGACCGGGGTATATGAAAACACATCCGAGACCTGAAACGCAGCCACGGGGCCGCAAAAGGCATAAAACGCAAGGTAACAATTGGTAACATTGTCAAACCTTGCGTTTTATGCTATCATTCTGCTGGGGGTGAGGTAATGCCGAGGCACTATGAAAGTCCGGAGGTTGTCTGCCCCTTCTATCGTGGAGAGGACAGCAGCGTCATATACTGCGAGGGCCCGACAGCCGATGCCACACTCTCCCTCACCTTCAAGCGCGGAGTGACACGGCACAAGGAAGACCGCTGCCGGTGTGAGTGGACGAAATGCCCGGTTGCCAGGATGCTATGGGCACAGCATGACGATATAGGAGAAATACGGAGCATGGCAGCGCTCAGGAACCGGAACGGATTACTCGGGCTGCCTGCACACGAGCACTACAAATGGAAAAAGGAGAATAGACGGTAAAGAAAGAAGGCCGCTGCATTACTCCGCGATGCCGGACTACAATTGTCCGGGCCGGTGGCATATACAGCGAGCCTTGTGAAACGCATCCTATCAGAGAGTGCCGATAATGTCAAGTAAAGCCGGAAACCGCAGAGGGTTTAACCTTCTGCGGCTTCTCTTTGCAGTTTTTCCTCTATCGCCTGGCTGATCCAGGCGTTCACACTCAGACCGGCGGCGGCGGCGCAGGCCTTCACCTGGTCCCGCTGATCTGGATCAAGCCGCAGCTCGACCCTGGCGAACTTCTCCATGTAGGATTTCTGCGCCCGCTTCTGGGCCTCTGATTTCTCAGGCATCATAACAGCCCCCTTTCCTGAGCTACAGTATAACACAAAGGGCGTTCTAACGGTAGATACAAAATGCACAAATATCTAACGTTAGATTTGTACAATATTCCATCTTGTATCTATCGTTAGATATGGTATAATCGTATTAGATCGAGGGGCTGCCCGGATGGAAACAGTGCGAGTGGGCAGGCACAAGGCCGGGAGCCCCGCGAAAAACTGAATGATAAGGAGCTACTACAATGAGCACAACCGAACTCACCGCGCAGGCGCGCACCTACTTTGAGCTGATGCAGCAGATCGCCGATCTGGAAGCCGAGGCCGAGGCCATCAAGGACATGATGAAGGCCGTCATGGTGGAGCGCGAGACCGAGGACCTGCAGGGGCCGGGCTGGCGGGCCACCTGGCACAACACCACGAGCAGCCGGTTCGACACCAAGCGTTTCAGGGTGGATCACCCGGAGCTCTCCGAAGCCTACACCGTCACCACCACCGGAACCCGGTTCACCCTGAACCAGATCAAAGCGGCATGAGAAAAGCCCCTTGCGGAAGGGCCGGGAAGCTGAACCGCAAGAGACTTTTGACCAACCACAAGGGAGGCCGGGAACATTATAACCGGCCTCCAAATAAAAAACAAGGAGGATTTTGAAATGGTAGGAAATTGCGCGAAACCTTTCCCTGAACGGATGGTAAACCCGGAACGCTTTATTCAGGTCTATCGCCGCTGCACGACAGCCGAGGCTGTTTTCCGAGCCGATGAGATAGCACGGGAATACAGAAGCCAAAGCCCTGAACAGTTCATAGTCATGTCAGAAGACTGTATGTGGCTGCTGGGCGCGATCTACGAGGCCGGGAGGATTCAGGGTAAGAGAGAAGAACGGCAGAGACGCCACGAGCGGTCTATGAGCCAAATGTAAAAGGAGGAATCACAATGAACATCATCGACTCTCTGCTTGACACACTCACCCACACGGACGAATGGAAACGGATGCAGACGGCGCAGCCTATCGCCGCAGCCGAGAAGGATTTGCGGGCCATAGTGGACAGGGCCTGCGCAGGAGACGAGAAAGAGACCCTGCTTGCCGCCCTCTACATCTACACCACATATTGCGAGCAGGCTGCACTACTCTACGGAATCGGAGTTGCCGACACGATCCGCGCAGCCGGCGCCGATCCTGCCGCACATCTCACATACCTGGGAGACTGAACCCGGAACCACATACCGAGCCGCTGCCGATCTGGCGGCGGCTTTTCTGCTGCCTGCCGATCAACAGAAGAAGCAGAACCCTCTACGGGGACGAACAGGAAACCTGACATCCCCGGACCGGATTCTGCTTCTGCTGGCAGTGTACCAGGCAGGGCCGCACCTGTCAAGCCTCCGAGGGCGCGCCCTGCCCCATCACCGCTGCCAGCCTGCCGGGGGACGCACAGAAACCATTCCTCTGATCACATTGTCGCAGTAACCTTGGACACGCAACAGACTACCCTGTGGGGGCAGGGGGACCCCCACACGTGTCAACCTGAACTACAGGAGAAAGAAGCACGGATAGGAAGGAGCGGCATATAGAACAGAGAGGCGAGCTGTTATTCACCGCGCCAATATGCACAGCGAGAGAATGACCGCGCCCACCCAGCACACGAGCTGTGCCAATGCGCGCCAGCGCATTGACACGGCCGTGGGCGGAACTGCGGGACCAGCTGCGCGGTGTAACAGCCGCCGGGGATGGATCAGCACATTACAACATGCTAACAAATGCTAACGTCAGACAGCCAAAACAACCTAATAAAAGCTAAGGTTGAAAACGGCAAAGATGCTACGAAATGCTACGCTGGCAAAATAGGAATAGCCGATTCTGACGGGACCAGGCAGCGAGGCGAGCGGGCGCTGATGGACGCAGGGCCAGATACCGGGAAGGCAGAGAGGCGAGCCTCTTGTCCCCTGCGCCGATCACAGAGGCGCTCAGACTCGCAGAGTCAGCGCAGGGCAAGAGCCGCCGAACGGAGATTACAGACCACAAGGCCCTGTGGCCATAGCGGCAGCCGCCGAGCGGGGATGGAGGTGCTGCCGATCAGCAGGAGGCAAGATTGATGCACCCAGGCAGCGAGGCCCTGCCGCCGAGGGCGCCGCAGGCGGTCTCAAGGCGGGCCGAGCGGAAACAGCGGGCGTGAACAGCTTACCCAATGGGGGAACTGTGGGCGAAGAGGGACCACCCAGCGAGCGCGGCGGAGCCAGAAGGCGGCCTGCTGTACTTCCCTTTGTGCGGTGCTCTGATGGCCGCCTTGGGCGAAGCGCGCGAGCGGTCGAATCTTAGCGCACATTTAGCGCACAGTTGTGCGCCGAGCGTGCGCCAAATAGCCAGAAATCGTCAGAGCTTATCAGAGGTAATATCCTGTAAAAGCCCTATTTATCGGCGTTTACGAGAACAGGCCAGAGCGCGTCAGAAATGAAAACCATATCTACGGACCAGAAGGTCAGGGGTTCGAATCCCTTATCGCGTGCCAACAATAAGACCTCGAAACAATAAAGTTTCGGGGTCTTTTGGCATTTAATGATAACTTTTCGGAGAGAATCAAAAATCGGAGAAAAATGAAAAAATGGCTCTTGGCGCACATTTAGCGCACAACCTTCAAAAAAAGGCGGCTGCCGATCTGGTAGCCGCTTATTTTTATTTCGCTCTGAGGAGAACATCAGCAATGGTTTCGCTGGCTTCTGCATCAGCTTCCTCGAACAGGTGAGAGTATATATCCATCGTGGTTGAAACACGGGAATGACCGAGGCGCTTTGATACGGTCACGGGGTCGAGCTTCCGCTTTGTCATAGCGGAGGCTGCCGTGTGCCGGAAGGCATGGGGATTGATATGCGGCAGGCCATGACGGGCAGAGAACCGGGAAAGCCAGCGGGTGATGCTGTTCGGGTCTATGGGTTTTCCGTCGTCCTGCACGAATACATAATCCGAGCCGAACCACCTATCCCCGTTCTTTTTCTTCAGATCGTCCCACCACTTTTTATAATCCTCAAGGAGAGCAACAGTCTCGGCCGGGATGGTAAGGTTCCGAACATCGCCGGTTTTGGTGGCGTTCTCATAGATGCCCTGGCCCTTGGAATACAGAAGCGTGCAGTCAATACGGAGCTTCCCGTTAACGAGGTCTACGTTCTTCCACTTCAGACCTGCGATCTCACCACGCCGGCAGCCGGTCACGATCAGGAGATGAGTAAACACTTTCCATTTGAACCATTTGGGCGGTTCGGATTCCAGCGCATTCAGGATCGCAAGGACCTGGGCAGGCTGGAAATAATTCACTTCATGCGGTGCTACCTTTGGCGGGTTCGCTTTATCGGCGGCATTGTAGGGCACGAGCATTTCCTTACAGGCCTGTTCCAGAACAGCGTGGATGCACCGATGATATTCGAGGATCGTCTTATTGGAAAGCGGGGTTTCATCCCTGAGAATGGTAAAGAGGCTTTCAGGCTTTACGGAGAAGGCCTCGGCGATCTTCCGAGCGGTGGCCTCGCTGATGATCTTCCCTTTGCAGGCGGAATCAATGGTTGCCGGTGATACCTCCGCCACCTTGGCAAAAGCCTTGTGGGAAGGATAGGCCTCCCTGATCTTCTCATGAAGGCCTGGCTTGGCCTTCGCCTTTCCGCTGTCTTTCCTCAATCCGGGTTCCGCCAGGGCAATATAGAAATTGTTCAGATGCGCGGGTCTGATATCTTTCAGCTTCCTGTACCCGAGTTCCGGGGAGATACGTTGCATCAGGTTCCGATAGGATTCTATTGTCTTGTGCTTTGCGCCTTCAGCAGCCTTGAGCTTGAAAACGTACTCCGCATATTTGTCGAAGGTCTGCCGATCATCGGCAACAAAGCCCTGTTCAATCTCCCGCTCAAAATCTGAGGCCACATCATGCAGCGCCTTCTCCAACTGCTTGTCGGTCATCTTCTTTGGAGGTTTCCATGTCATATAATGCCGCTTCTGCTTCCCGTCAATGTCCCTGCCGGTTGTGACGGTGATCTTATATGAAGTGCCGTTCTTTCCTTCAATTTTCCTGATGCTCGCCATTCTGCACCTCCTCCAATGCTGACAAGAGCATTTTCTGTTTCTGGTCTATTGGGTATGCCTCTTTGCATATATCCGTCATGGCCCGAGAGACATTCCATAATGAATAATCCAAACGATCTGAAGCGTACCGCAAAGAAAGGACGGTGTTTTCGCCATCAAGGTTGGACTTTTTAGCCCGAGGAATCGCTGCATCTGCATTCTTGATAGCGGCCTTGAGCTCCTGCATGGCATTGAGAAGTTGGCCTAACCAATCGGAGGAAAGAACAGAATCTAACGACTCT